TTCCGTGATGTCTGGCGAGCCTCTTTGGTGGTGCGACGAACGCCGCATCTGGACTGACCTCGAAGACAACGTGAGTGGGCTGTCAAACAATGCGCCGTGCCGCACCGTCAAAGCGTTTAAGCGCCATCTTCGCCGCCATGCCGATGTCTTGGCTGGCCGCAAGGTTGTTTGGGTGGGGCGCTTTGGGTCCGTTACCGCAGACCTCACTACCGGAGAAGAGAAATGAAAGCACTTTTCGTCGTTCACGTCGCCGTCACCGCTGTTGGCGTTGTGTTTTGTTTGCTGGCTGAAAACTTGTTGGCTGCCGTTTGGGCGCTTTCCTCGCTCGCGTGGTGCGTCACCGCACACTTAACTGCCACCCCCAATGCAGGAGAGAGAGGATGAGCGATCTCATCACACGCCTAGAGGAAGCGGACCAAGGCCTTCCCGCCAACCACAAGGACAAGCCATGACTGATACAGCCAATCTGTGCGAGCGGCTGCGGGACCGCGCGGCGTTCTGCAAAGACTGCGGGGGCGTGACTACTTACGACGAAGGCGACAGCGCCCTTGATAACGAAGCAGCAGACCTGATCGAACGTCTCGACGCCATGCTCGCAGCTTCTCCCCAAGGAGAAAGTTCATCGGCTGACGTTAAACCAACGGACGGCGATCTCTGGTGGAACCCCGACAACTATGAAGACGGGTTCTTGCATTGGGCTGACGCATTTGAAAACGCCAACGAAGACGGCGTGGACTACTCGGTCGAACTGCACCGCGCCAGAAAGCTCCCGCCCGTCTGGGGCGCTCTCGTCTGGATTGACGGAGAGCAGAAGATCAAGATTTTTGCGACCGAAGCCGAGGCCGATGAAGCCCGCGTCACCGAAGGAGTGAAGTCATGAGCGCCGAAACCCTGGCGGCAAAACTAGACGCGCTTTGGCTCGACTTGTCAGACGACCGAGATATTCCGGTGGAGCGCGCTCGCATTCTCAACACCCTTCACGACGCAGCCCAAGCCCTCCGCACCCCGCCAGCCCCTATGGAGGCTGTGGCTTGGCGGTTCTGGCACGAAGGCGGATGGAACTTTTCGTCCACCGACCCGTCTCCCCACCTTGCCGACTGTGTTGAGCGTGATGCCCTTGCAATCATCCCCGCCCCCACCGAACCGGAGTGGATTACGCATGACGGCGGGCCGAACCCGGTGCCGGGGAAGACGGTGGATGTCCGCTATCGGAATGGCGAAACCGAGACGCGGACGGCTAACCGGCTGGGATGGAACCATTGGGAAGCCGAAACGCCCGGCTTAGGCGGTTACGACATCATCGCCTACCGCGTCACCGAAGGAGTGAAGCCATGAGCGCCGAGGAACTGTTGCCGTGCCCGTTTTGTGGAACAGCAATGCAACTGGACTACGACGACAAGAGCGAGATGTATGGCCCTGGTGGCGACCACCTTCCGGGCTGCATCATCGGTAACTGGGATATGCGCGAGTATGCCTATAAACCGGATGCCGAAGCGGCTTGGAACAGTCGTGTCCGCCAACCGTCAAACATAACTTGTCAGTTGGATGACCTGCAACCTGTAAGCAATCCTTACAAGTTCGACGCGACCCAACCATTGAGCAGTCCTCAAAGGTTCGACGCTGAGATCGCATGGCTGAAGGAGGCGGCGCGGTATTTCTCCAACCGCCCGACAGGCGGCGAGGACGCTGCGCACTGGTCAAACGTATATAACGCCGAGAACGCCAACAAAATCGCCAGCCGTTTAGACGCCCTGATCTCCGCCCACCCCCCACAACCCGACGCCCTGCCCGGTGATCTGCGGGAGAGGATTGAGGTTGCAGCGGAATGGCTGGCAATGGCCATTAAGGCCGAGCCGCCCATCAACGCATCTATCCCCTATGTTCCGATTTGCCAAAGCGAACTCGAAGCCATCGCGACCATCCTCGACCTCATTCAGTCAGAGAGGGCGGGTTGACCGACTTGCTTCTAGGCGGGTTCTTCATTGCCGTGGCCGCGTTTTGCCAGTTGTGGCTTATAGCGGACAGGAAGCCTTAGAAGGGCCACCACCACACGCGGTTTTGGCTTTCCGCAATGGCCACAATAGCTTCACGCTTGACCTCACAGACGCGGAGGTCTGCATCCCCTTGAACAATGGCACGGCCCAGATCACCAACGGTCTGGGCTGTGCTTACGTCGACAGTGGATACGCAAGGGGCTTTCAGGCTTGCTGGAATGACGACGTTAGCCGCCCCTCCGCACCCGCTCAAGGTCGGCAGCAAAACCATCAGGCAAACGCTGATCAGCGCCTTCAATCTCATCGACTGCACGTTGCTTCTCCTTTTGCTCTTGACGGATGACGGGTGTTTGCGCCGCTACACGGTCTAACTGTTTCCCGACAGACGTAGCCACCTTGGCCTCGTTACGGGCTGAAGGCTTAAGACACATCGTCAGGGCAGCGCCTGCAAACAGCAGAACGACGATAACAGCACCGACCTGGATGATGCGGGCAGCGGTCTTGTCAAAGCCAAACATCAGGGCTTTCCATATAGAGCGGCTTCCGCAGCACGGCGTCGCGTCAGGCCCTTCATCACCTTCCCGTCGTTCTTATCCCAACGGGCAAATTGTAGCTTTGCAGCCGCGTAATCGCCTGCCTTGTGGAACCGGAGCAAGGTGCTGTCATTGAGCGCGGACAAACCGACGTTATAGGCAAACGACACAAGCGCATCAAACTGGCTTTGCGTCGTCACCGGGGCCATGAGGGCTACGGCTTTCTCAAACCGGCCAAGGTCAGCCGCAAACCGTTCATCCGCCTGCTGCTGCGTCCAGACGACGCCCTTGGAGATACCAGGACCAGTTGAACCCCAACCTACAGTCCACGGATGCCCGTCGCGCGAACCAGGGTCGGGATAGGCCGTCAGTTTGCACGATTCAAATGAGTGGATGAGCGCAATGCCTTCAGGACTAACGCGCTTTGCCGTAGAAGCCGCTACAGGGGCAAGCGCCGCGTTTATCGCATTGACATCCGCCTGAGACAACGGAGCGCCCTTGATAGCCCTCACAGCGTCAAAGAGGGCTTTGCTCACGGGCGATGTTCCTCAACAGGCGGCACGGGAGGTGCGGTCTGTCCACGGCGAGGGTCAATCGCAGCAAGGCACCCGCCCGCCACAAGCGAGATAATCGTCGCGTCCACGCCAGCCCTCGCAAAGCCCATAGCCGCAATAATCGTGGCATAGGGCAGAACAGCGGACATCAGTTGGCGAACATCAGCAGGGGTCATGACAACCCCAACACAGCCGCGACGCGCGGCAGCAGCAGGGTCACAACCACGCCAAAGCCCACAGCCGCCCCCATCTGCCAACGCTGGGTTAGCATAATGGCCTCGACCTTGGCCTCCAACTTCTCAACCCGGTCAATCAGATGATGCACGTCGTTTGCGACCACCTCGACGTTTGGCAGACTCATTTCCCAGCATCCGATGCAAGAGGTGCGCCCCGGCGATCAGACAGCCAGCCGCGAAGACAATCCAAGCCATAACCCACTCCGATGGACGCGAGGGTAAGGAGCTGAACCACGAAGATTGCGTTGACAGCCACGACATAAGTCCACAATCCATGCTCAGTCAGGCTTCCTGTTTTCCAAAGGCCAATGGTCACCGCATGAAGCGTGAGTTGGCCAACCAGAGTGCCGACCATCAGCGACTTCCAGCCTGCCGGGTTTTGCTGATTTGACCGGAAGATCATGGCGACCAGAAACAGGTCCAGAACCGGCGAGGCCAGCAAGGCGTCGGGGAACGCATACAGCCCGAGGATGGCGTTGCCGATGCAGAACACCATTGCCAGCAGGGCGCTAACCCCCATCAGGTCTGCGTATTTCTCCGGCTTGGACCGATAGGCGAGAAAGCAGATCACGAAGACGGCTGCGGTCGCGTAGAGATATAAGATCATGGCTTCACCGGCTTGTCAGGGTCATTGACGGGAGGCTTGTCAGTGCCGCCCGAGAAGGCGACGACGTTCCTGCCGTCGCGCGTGGCAGCATAGGCTTTCTGCGCCTTGTCCAGCCGAGCGTGAAGGATGGCGTGATGCTCCTCGACCAGCCGCAGGGCCTTGCGAGTAGCCTTGACGGCCTCCTCCGACTTGATGAGCGCCCGCCCGATGGCGTCGATGTGGTCTTGTGCGGTCATGGTGCAATCAATCCGTGAGTGCGGAGACGGGCAAGCAAAGCGTTCAGGGCAGTTCTGGCCTCAGCATCTACAACCGCGCCACCTGTCGCGTCTGCAACCGCCGCGCCTCTTGCGCCGACGACTTGGTTCGCGCCAACAATGTAGCTTGCTGACGTGGTTGTGCCGGTAACAGCAACATTTCCAGCAAAGTTTTTGTTCAGCGTTCCCGTTGGCGTAACGGCTACAATCTGGCCGAGCTTGTTTAGCTCCGTCATGTCGTTGGTCGCGCCGAAGCCTCCGACCACAAGGCCAAGCGTGGGGTTGGCGTATGCGTGGCCTTCACCCGTCACAAGGCCAGCAGGGAAGCCAGGACTGCCGCGAACGATAAAGTTTGAGCTAGTGGACAAGGCGCCCGTGACAGCGGCTGCTCCGGTTACACCAAGCGCACCAGCGACATTAACCGCGCCGGCAAAGTTTTTGGTGAGCGTTCCGGTCGGGTTGGCCGAAACAATCTGGCCCAGCCGGTTCAGTTCGGTGTTGTCGTTGGTCGAGCCGTAGCCGCCCCACGCATGGCCAAGGGTGCCGCTCGCATAATCGAAGCCCTGGCCCGTTGCGATTGACGGAAAGCCGGGGTCACCCCGCAGCAGAACACCGCCGCCAACCTTGATGCCAAGCGGCGAAACAGCGTCGTCGGTGCTGCCGTCTCCGTTGTTGGAGCCGTATATGCTGTGTTTCGTCTCAGACGCGCCAGCGAATGCCCGTTTGACCGAGTTGCTGTCAAAGTGTGACCCATACTCCGACCCGCCAGCCGAGTTTGCTCCGAAGTTCAGCGCCGTCGTCATGCCCTCGAAACGGCAGCCGATTATCACGGTGCCAATCCCGTCGTCATCAATACCGATGCCGCCAACCGTGTCCTCAAGGACGCAGTTGATGAACCTGTTTTGCTGGTTTTTGTCGCCAACAATCGCGCCATACCGGCCAGATGCGCCCGGCTGAAAGCGGCAGTTCATAAACGTATTGTTATTGGCCGTAACAGAAACAGAGGCTGCTGGGGCAATATAGACTGCCGCCAACGCCCCGCCTGAATAGATGTTATCAAAGACGTTATAGTATGGCCCGACAGTTACACTTCCCTCCACATACAGATTGTGCTGTGTGCCTAAGTTGTTATTAAAGAACCGGACGTTACGAAACGTGCTGTAGCTAAAAAGGCTAAAGTCGATTGTGCGACGACCGGAAGTCGTCTGCGTAGAGCAGTCAATATAGACGTTTTCAAGGCCGCAGAAAGTGATCGAGGTTGCCCCCGGTGCGCCTTGCAGAAAAACAACGTCTCCCGCCATCGTCACGTTGACGTTACGAAGAACAAGGCCCGCGCTATTGTTGGGGATGGTGAGTGCACCGCAGACCGTGGTTCCGCCGCCAAAGTCGATGACGGAGCGCGGGCGCGTGGCGGCGTAGGCAATGGCGGCTTGAATGGCCACCGTGTCGTTTGTGGTTCCGTCAATCAGCGCCCCAAAATCTTTGGGGTTGATGATGTCGCGGAGCTTAGACTGCGCCGTGCGGGCTGTTGCGCCGGTTCCGGCTTGCAGGAACCCGACCAACGCCGAACCGCCGGGCGCTGAAAAGAACGTCTTGATGTAGTCGGCAAAAATCGTTGCCGTTGTGCGTTTGGCTGGACCTGGTGTGCGATAAACAGCCAGCACATCGCTATCCACCACCGGAGCGGATAGGGCCTGAAGTTCAGGGAAAGTCTTGCGGGGCGTGGTGGCCATTGTAGTCCCTTAGAACTTAATAATGAACATGAGGGCGATATTGCGAGGGCGGGTTTCGGTTCCGCCCGTCGATGCTGAGTTGTAAGGCGTAATTGTTTCAGCACCGCCTGTGCCGGTCGTGGTCAATCCAGCGCCCGTGTCGTCAGTAGCAGCCGGTGGCGTGATAGAGTGAGTGTGAGCCTCAAGCTCATCAGCCTGCGCCGAACCAAACGTGCGAGCCGGGTCAATGCCTCGCCCGTTATCCCAACCACGGGCAAACTCGCCGCGCATATCGGGCAGTCGGAAGTCAGTGCCAGCCTCGCCGCCCGTATTGAACGTCGTGCCAATAGCCGTAAACAAACCGGCATAGGTCGTGCGAGAAACCACCGCACCCGAGCATTCAAGCCAGCCAGTAGGAGCCGTATTAGCCGCATACATCGTGATGGAGCCGACAGGAACAGCCGCCACAAACGTGCCAGCCGCACTGAGGAAGCGAGCCGCAGCCGTATCACCGGCAGCAGGGGCAGGGACCAGACCCTTGGTTCCCCCAGACCCGCTGTCACCAACCACCGCGTCAAGCAACGTAGTGGCTTGCGTTCCGGTCATGTCTTGAACGTGTCCGGTGCCAGCACCCACGCGGCCCTTGATCGTTCCCGTCGCAACAGTGGCCAGTTTGGCGTTTACAAACGAATGATCAGGAACGGTGACAGTCGAGGTAAAAGTGGCCGTGCCATTGAACGTCTGGTTTCCGGTAAAAGTGCCAGTCGCCACAACCGAAAGCGTATCCGCCCCCGCGTTGCCAATGGTCGTGTTACCGTTGACCGTCAGGTTTCCAGTGACGGTCTGGTTGCCAGCAAACGTCACACCGAGCGGGAACGTCACCCCAGCCGTGGTAGCAGCCAGAACAGATACGCCACCGCACACCAGGCTTACCGAGTTGGCAGCCGGGAAGTAAAAGCCCGTGTCCACATCACCAATCACCGCGATTGACGGTGCGGTAATCAGGCCGTCAGATACGCGGATGCCTTGAGCAAACGGGATAACCGCAGCAGCAGGCGTCTGGCCATCGGATGCCAACGATTGCGTCAGCGCCGTAGCGAGATCAGCAAGCGTTGCGTTCCAGTCGTCGGACAGGATAGCGGTTTCAGGAACCGCAGGGTTCCATGTGTTTGAAGGGGGCGAATAGCTCCCCGACCCGTTTCTAGCCAAGCGGGCCTCCTTTGGTGTATGCTGCGGTCATGGAAAAACTGGCAATTTTAGTCGCCGTCTTTGCAATGCCGTTTGCGGGCGAATGGGGGACGGCAATCATTGTGTTACTCGCCGCCTTGCTTGTGTGGAGTTCTGAGCGTCGGGCGACACCAGCGCCACTCCAACCGGAGCGCGTCGAAGCGCCTCAGCCAAGCCAGCCACGTCTCGTGTGGTCCCGCCCGTGTCCGAAGCGCGATAAAGTTGGTTAGCAAGCTGTTGCGCCGGTCGCGTGTAGCCGAGAGAAACGCCACCCGTTAGCGCCGCTCCTAGTGCCAACGCTACAGGGTCAACACCAAGCATTGCACCGCCGCCGCCAATACCAGCGCCAGTGACAAGAGAGCGAAGCGGAGTTCCGCTGTCTGGCACCGTGCGAGGCAAAACCGTCATAGCGTCGTCGGTCAGGTCTTGCATAAGGCTTTCGCCCCGTGCCGCTCGGCGGTCGTTTGCAGCACCAATTACCGCGCGATTAAGGGTAGCGGGCGAAGCATCACCCCCACGCGCAGCCGAAGCTACATCCGAAGACGCGCGACGAACCAAACGATATTGCGCCTCTGCCGCATCCGCAGCCGTGACGCCTGCCAATGCGTTTTCATCAACGCGACCCAACGCATCCCGCCATGCCGTGCGAGCTTGCTGCAAACGGTCCCGAAGCGCCGTCATTTCTGGCCGCGTTGCCGCCCCTGCCTCGGCCTGACGTGCTGCGGCAGCAAGTTGTGAATCGATAACTTTCCAAGTCTGGCCATCAATCTCGCCGGGAGCCTGGCTGAAGATGTTGTCCAGTGTGGAGTTAAGCGACGCCGACATATCGGCGGTCAACCGCTCAGGGTTCCGCGCGGCAGTGAGCGCAGCCGTTAGCGTTTCGTCGGCAGGGTTAAACGCTGTTACCGGCTCAAGCGCCCGCGTGTATGCGCCGCTGATAATCGCATCAGCATCGCGGACACCTTGACGGCCTGCACTGCTTTCGAGTGCTTCACCGAGCGGCCTCAGCGCCGTGTTCGTTGCCAAGGTATCGAACGATGACAGCGTGTCACGCTGGCGGTTGCGGACCATATCACCAGCAAACGGAAGCGACGTAAAAGCGTCCTCAACGCGCTGAAGACCGCCACCAAACATCTGGCCAAGCGTAAGTTCTTGCCCTTGCCGCGACAAACGACGTTGGGCAGTGTCAGCAGTCGGGCGAGACAGCCGGTTAACCCCGCCTTGAAGAACACCGCCAGTTCCTGCTGACAAAAGAGCCGCCATAGCGCCCGCTTGTCCGCGTTCCGTTAAATTACCCTCAGAACCGCCCGCACCATAAACGGACCCAACCAGCCCGCTTGCCAATGCAGCGCGGCGGATTCTGTCTGCGTTATCAACCCCGCGACCAACAAAACTGCCACCAGCCGGAAGCATCATTGCGCCGCCAAAGCCCAGAACACCGCCAATGTTTCGGGCGCCGCGCTGCTGTTCGTTTAAAGCCTCGACCATGTTGCGATACTGGTCGCGCGATTCCGAAAACGAGCGCCTGTTAACGAGCGCATCAAGGCCGGTTACGGCTTCGTCAAGAAATGGATACTGTTCAGCAGCGCCCGACGCCACGGCCCCGACCACGTCAGCCGCGCCAGGAACATAGGTTTGCACATCACCAAATGACTGCCGGTCCTCGCCCAGCATTGGTGCGCGAGACGGTCCAGACGCATCACCAGCAAGCGTAACGACTTGCCTAAACGTCTCGCCGGGATTTTGCGGCATCATAACGCGAGCGCCGCGCGTCAATCCGCGCCGTTGCTCATCAGTCAGCGTGTTCCAATCGACCACGCCTTCCGGCAGTTCAAAGCCGCTTGAAGCCGCAACGTCCGCAAGAGCCGGTTGAGCCTGCGCCATACCAGGGTCGTAGTTAGGGTCAGCCGCCATACGTTCAGCCTGCAACCGCATGGCTTCTTCACGCGACCCGTATTGAGCCGTCAGTGCGTCAAGTTCTTCTGCATCGGTGATGCCAAGCGCGTTAAGCGGGGCAGCCAAAGGCATCGGAGCGGCTTGCTGGCGCTGTTGCGAGGGTCGTGCGGCAACGGCGGGAGCAACCGCTGGGTTCTGTTGCCATGCCGAGCTAGGGCTTGCGACAGGCGCATTTTGTTGCCACGCCTGTTGTCTCACGGCTTCCTCCGAACCACATTGTCTGGCCCTGCGTAATCTTGACCGCGCGGCAGACGATTGTAGTCGTCATCATTTTGAATGCGGACAACATTACCGCTTGAACTTGGCGCCGAAGCGCCTCCAGCGGGACGGCGTTCTTGGATAAGCCGTTGCCGCCCAGCCCGCAGCCGGTCGTTGTTTGCCATGACGGTCGGTAGGCGGCGCATGACATATTCGCGATTGTCGATATTCGACAGCAGAGCTTCGGCCTCGCGGATAGCGTCTTGGTCAGTTTGCGGGCCGACGTTCAGTCGCAGCGAATCCGAAACCGCCGCTCTGATTTCCGAAACGTAATCACCATACGCTGCCGCTTCTGGCGTCATGTTGACGCCCGTTGCCAATGCCGCTCGATAGCCAATTGCGTTTGCGGGAGACAGATTAAAGGCCGGAGGGACACCCGCATTTGGGTCGCCAGCAACGTTTCGAAGCAAACCTGCAAACCGTTGGTTAGCCGCCTCAAAGCCCGCAATTGCCGCACGGTCTTCATTGTCGCCCGGTCGCGGCGCACCCTCAGTCGTTGCCAGCCTTCTACGGTCTAGGTCTAGAAGGGCTTGACGGTATTCCTCGTCGCTTCCGTATTTGTCGCGGTCAAGCTCAAGACGAAGCAAGGCCAAACGCTGTTCCTGCTCGTTGTTTTCCGCCCTAATGCTTTCATCGATAGACGGCGTTGTGCGCGTGTAAACCGGGGTAACTCCCGTCGAAGTGCGCCGCAAGGTCGTGTCGCCAGAAGTGTCAAACGACGGTTGCTCAACCGCAAAACTTCCTTCTCCAGGGCCGTAAGTCGTGCGACTGCCCGCCCCCGTAGTAACAGGGCGATAACGCATCCCGTAACTTTCCGCGACCGCAGCGGGGTCGTTGACAGCCGCCCATGCTGCAATCGGGTCATTGCGGATTGCTTCAGGCAATGACGACATCAACGCTTGCTGCTGCTGCCAGTTGCCATAAACGGCTTGAGCGCCCGGCAAGTCGGTTTGCGCCAACTGCCGAATGTATGCGGCAAGTTGAGGCGGCATTTGCGATTGGGCAGGGGCCTGCGGTGCCATAGGAACCGGAGCCGGTGCCGCGACCGGTTGCGGCATAGCCGGAACATCAGCCATCGGAACGGGAGGTGCAGCAACACCAGCCGGGGCTGCCGTTGGCATAGGCGAACCCATGATTGGCGCAACCGGTGCAATGTCAGCCTGTTGCGGCTCTTGCGTGTTTGTCACTTGAGGCGCAACAAGTGCGGCAGCAAGGGCGGGTCCGCTTGGTGCTGCTTCTGGCGCAACGGGAAGCCCAGCCAAGAACGCTTCGCGCTGCGCCTCGCGTTCCGTCCGCACAGCCTTATCGGCCCGGTTAGCGCCCCATTGCGTGATGCCTTGGCCTAGCAGCCTAGCCGCCAGTTCACCGTAGCCGCCTTTAATTTCTACAGGCTGACGCTGCTCTTCCAGCAGTTTAGCCAGCATTGCGCTACGGCGCATAGCCGGGGTTTCAATCATCTGCGGGGCAGGCATGGGAGCGCGGGCGGCAGGCATCAGAGCTTTCCGTAATCGACCATGAGGAAGCCCGTCCAGTGACGAACCACCGCATCAATACCAGCCTTCAGAACGTCCTGCGCCATTACGCCAATGTGACGCTTGCGGCCCCAAATGTAGCGGTATTCATAAACCGGCAAACCATTCGCCATCGTGCCAACGCGCTTGATGTCGCGCTTAAGGCGACGATCAGACGCGCCGATTGCAGCACCGCCAAGCGAGAACAGGCCGCTCATCAAGGCGTTCTGTTGACCCACACGAGCCTGATAGTTTTGATTGAGTTGGTTCTGGCTCATTTGGTTAGCCGCCAGAACGTCGGTTTGACCCACGCCGGTCGGGCTGTATTGGATGCCCTGCGGCATACCGACCTGGCCCGTGCCTAGCAGAGCCTGAAGCTGCTGAAGTGGCTGGTTCTGGACGTAAGCCCGTTCTTGAAGGCCCTGCGTCCGCGCCTGATTACCGAATGTCCCGCCCGCAATGGCTTGTTGAATAGCGCGAGATTGCTCCGCACCACCGGCTTGGATAGCTTGGTTTGCTGCCTCTCCGTATGCGTCTGCTCTATCTCTAGCAAAATCAGATCGAAGGTTTCGCGTTGCCTCGCTATTCGCTCCAAGGCCCTGCGCGGCAAGACGTGCATCTTGCGACCTTTCAAGCCGCTGAAACTGCGGGTCGAGGCGACGGGTCTGGCTCGCATAAACCGAATCCTCAAACCGTTGGCGGTCAAAGTCTGGCGCGTTGTAGCCTTGCAGTTCTGGCAGGCCCTCGGTGTTCAAGCCTTGGCCAAGCGCCGTATTCACGCGGCCAATCTGCTGACCAGCCGTATCCAGTGCGCTGCCGTAAACGCCGGTTGAGCGTTCGTAGTTCTGCTGTTCGAGCGGGCTAAGTGCCGTCTCTTGACGATAGCCACCAGGCGCAGACGGGTCAGCGATATAGCGCACGGTCCCTTGAGGACCGGACGTATTCACCATGTTCAGCCGCTGCTGCTCACGCGCCGTTGCGGTGTTTGCCGCGCTTTGCGCGTTGGCAAGTTGAACGGGGTCAGGGGCTGCCGGGGGCCTTGGCTTGCTCACTCACACGGTCCTTGTTGAAGCGATGGACGCGCCACTCGCTTTCGAGGAGACCGGATATGATGCAATCATC